CTCGAACAACGTGAATATTGTAATTTAAAAGCTTCAGCATCAGCTTGACTTGGAACTAGATCAGTAAAATCACTCTTTTTCCAGTAATAATTATCTATAGTTGAATTAAAACCTGATTGAGCAGTAATATTGAATGTAGAACGAGCAATCCACGTTTGAAGTGTATTGTCTTGAGATCCAGCTTTCTTTAACACAAAAGAAAAGTCAAAATTTGTAAACATAACATTAGTTATATTTGGTGTGGTAATTGTAAATGTTACAGAACCAGGAGCTGGAGTAGCAGCAGCAACTGTAATGGTTTCAGCAAAAGTATAAGCATTGAGTAAATCAAAATTTGAGTCATAAAGATTCCAATTAACTTGCATAGTAAACGCAGGATTTCCAGGCATATACATATTGTTTACAGTAAGTGTCATAGTAGCAGCAGCACTAATGGTAAAAGAACCATTATAAGTAAAAGCCGAGCCATAAACTGTATCACCATTAGGTAATATTGTATTGTGAGCAGAGTCACGTGTTGTGAGTATAGGTTGTAAGTCTGAACTTGCACCCGTGTACTTAATTTTTGGTAAAAATAAAGGATACCCACCCATAAGGTTTAGCTTGCGCGTAACCTTGTGATGTAGTAGGTCCATCACCAATCATTAGAACCGAAACACCAGGTCCAATTAGTTCCCAAAAGGTTTCAAACCAAGAGGGCTGTACAACGATAGCACCAAATAAAACACCAGGATTCTCTTGAAGAGGTATTGTAAGTGGGAAATTGTGGTCTTGAATATCACAAGCCACGAACCTTGGAAATGTAAAATCATTTATAGGTTCAAGAATCTCCATAATTAAAGCTTCATCACGATCACGAAAAGACCGACCATAAGTAGGACTGCGAATACCTCTCTTATTGTTGGTTTTTGTTGCAGGCTTAAAACCCGCATTATGTGATTTGCGCGGTCCTGACCTATTCGCCGGAATCGCCAATAACTTCTTTTTATTTGATTGTTTTTTAGATCTTGCTCTTCTAATTTGGTTTGTAGACATTTTGATATTAGTATTATTTTCTAAAGAATTCGTATAAATATATAACAAATTCAAACCATTCCCTTCTAATCCTAACAAGTCGCGACGAGTTTGAAATAATTCTCGATTATCAGCCAACATTATCAATTGTGAATGATGTCTCATCATATAATCTTTTAGTTCAATTATAAGTAATAACCAATCGTGTTCATCTGTATGTTCAGGAGCTAAACAACATTCAATTAAGAACGAGTTCAGTTTCTTAAAGTAATTACCAACGTCACCGTCGTAATAACATAGAGAAGCACGCATTTTTGGGATATTACAATAATAGGGATGTAAAAGACCACGTGAATAATGAAATTTACGTGACAGAAAAGATGCATCATCTTGAAAATGGCAGATTCGATATATCATATCGTGTCCAATTATTTTCGAAACTTTAGGTACATATTCTAGAAAATAGTTACATTTTTGCAACGAGTCATCACCTAAGATACGGACAATATTGTGCGAATCAGAGTGAAAATGTTGCATAACAAAATCGCTAACAGTATGTATAAATTGAGCATGGAAAGTATTAATAATTATAGTAAGTGCGTGACCCGAAGGTTCACCGTTAGAGTTACATAATATATTTCCATATTGATCCATATAATTTTTATAATAAAAAGTTGAGTCAAACCACCAGTCTATATAATCATGGCTTGATAATGGAGTCTTAGATTTCAGATATCTTTGAATAAAACTTAAAAAAGCTACTGACATCTTGCTATCTTGCTCTTTAATATCAGATTCTATAACCAATTCTTCATCACGAATGAAATCATTCAAGAATTCAGTCCAAGTCATTGGTTTATTATCTAATCCAAACGCCGAGTTCGTAGAACCCATGCATTGCTTAAAATAAAGGTATAATCCACCTAAATACTTCATACCTATTAACCAGGCAGTAAGTTGTGGAACAGCTATCGAGCGTGTATTTTTACCTAATAAGCGTAACTCATCTTTAAGGAAGAGTTTTATAATGTTTATAAAATCCAAAATAGGATTTTCAAGAAAATCTAGAATAATTTCCGGATGTTCTCTAGCTAGTTTCAATCTATCAATAAAAAAATTGAAACCAGCTGATGTTGGTCCGCGCCCATCGCCATTCAAATCGTGGGTGCAAAAATTAAGCACTTGTGTATCATCAAGTGGGTATAAAAAGGCCGCTAAGCCCGGGTAGTTTTTATCAAATTCTTGAAAAAGAAAATGATCTAACCCCTTTGGAGAAAAGGTTGTATTAAATTCATTTGATAGTTTCTCTGCAAGATCAGTTATAGTCATTGGAGCGTTGTTATTACAATACTTTAACATTCCTTTGGACATATCCTGCATATTCA